AGATTGCCTGATGATTGTCCAGAAGGAGTAGAGGAGGAAACACTTAATGTTGCCTTTGCTGATAATCCAGTTGCTAATGAAGCTACCTTTGCTTGTGGTATTTCATTGTCTGCAATACTTAGTTTAGTAAAATCAATTAATCCTGTTGTAATATCTGTATACTCAGAGGTAGTCATTAAACCTGTAAGAGTAGCAGTCGATGTATCCTCTACTTTTAAAACAGAGACAATATCATTGTTAACAAGATTACTTGTAAAGGTAATAGAGTTGTTAGCATCAGATGATGTGTAATCATTTGATCCACCAGTACGCATTAGTACACCATTCTTATAAACTAAGAAGGTATCTGTTGCTGTATGTGTGTAAGCTATTTGTGTTTGTGTTGATGTGATAGCATAGTCTGTACGATTAAAGTTAGAGATTGAGTCTGTACGTATTTTATAGATAGTGACTTTATCTCCATTAGATAAACCTGATCCAAATGTTACATTGTTATTTGCTGCTGAAACTGTGTATGCTGATGTTGGTTGTAGTAATCCATTCTTATAAATAATTAAAACATCAGTTGCTGAACTAGCATAAGTAAATACTGTTTGGTTAGCAGATGCCGTTAAGTCTGAACGATCATAAAAGATTGATTGACCAACAGTAGCTGATGAATCTCCAGCAGTACCTTTAATGTCTGCGGCAGCAGCTATAGTAATCCATCCGTCTGTTGTAGATGTGTATGTTCCTACTCTGTATTGTAATCCATTTGTTGAATCAAACTTAAACTCAACTGGTCCAGTCCATTCACCTGAAGAGTTGAATAACTGTGCTAATAATTCTGATAATGTTTTCTCTCCTAATTCAGCAGCATTAACGTAACGTATAATGTTCTCCATCTCCGTATTAATATTAGAAGATGATGTATAATTAGAAGGATATTGTTGTCTTAATCTTGCCATATGTTTAATCTCTCACGTTAATTGCTAGTCCCATAATACGAAGTATTCCCGATCCGCTACTGGTAAACTTAAATTGTACACCTTTGTAACGATGAAGAAATTGTCTTTCATATTGCCTAGTTAATGGCACATCAGGGAAGTTATTGTCGTCCCCAGTATCATCAATCGTTAGATTGATAGAGTCTATCATCTGACCTTTCTCATTGAAGCATTCAACAAGTAAGTCACCAAATCCACTAGCATGTAAAATAAATGATATACTTTCTTTTGTTCTATTAAGTGACCCATGCCACAGTATAGGTGTAGTTGCTATCATTGTAGGAGGGAAGTCAGATGTATCTTCTATATTCTGTGTTGTAAATAAACCACCTGATGTTCCTAGTATAAGTTTACCACCTAAGAAATCTCCACATCTTGAGTTAAGATGAAAGCCTGTTGACCATTTGGACTCTCCGTCTGGCATAGGATTAATTGCAAAGGTTAGTTTCTCACTTGTCCTGTCTGATGAAGTAGGGAAGAAGAAATGAATATGACCCTCGTCTGCATCATAGGTACTAGATACCAACTCTACATTTGGGCAAGCTGATAATAAAGCTCTGTATTTAATATCAACCTTAGCTGATAATGATTCACTATATATAGTAACACCGTTCTCCATTGATCTTTTAACAGAGTGTACACCATCTCTACCACAATAGATTAAATCTGTACCATAACGTACGATAGAGTTATGTGATATTGTTCCTGTCTGCACAGAAACCTTATCTTCTAATATCCAATTCTCAAAGTTAGCTTCTATATTATAGATGATAACTTGATCGCTGGTAAAGATACATAGTTTGTTTGATTCTAGTACACCTAATCCTTTAATCTCGTCTGCTGTACCTATAAGGTTTTTAATATCTAGGAATGCACCACGAGTTACAGATGTCTCACCAGCTTCTTCTTGTTCAGCAAAGAAATTCTCATCATCAACACGAGAGAAATGTATCTCAGTTGGTTTACCTGTAATACCAGCAACTGCTAATCTTCTACCAATAGATACACCAAAGGATGGTTTAAGATGGTCAAGTGTTGTAACTTGACTCCATACACTACCATCATAAGAATATGCTGTCTGATCAGCAGACATCATAAATACCTTTTGGTTAAATACTGTTGAAGTTATTATTGATCCTGATGTAAATGCTTCTTGTACTAAGTGATCATTGTCTGAATTTAAACTTAATCCACCACCATCTTGTTGTACAAAACAAACATTATCTCTTGAAAAGAATCTTACGTGATGAATAATTCTATCTATATTCTTGTGGTATTTAACCCCATGATTACGAATGATTGATCCTCTCCAATCACAGAAGCCATCTTGTAATAAAACCAGATGCTGATTTTCTCCTGTATCTAAAGATGATTTATCTCTTGAGGCATCAATGCCCATGAAGTCAGTATAAGAGAATCCTTTTGATTTAATTCCTGATGGAGATAGTACTGCCATTATTCAGTCGGTACACCTGTTTTAGATGTGACTGAAGTAGGATCAGTAGTTGCTGTTTCTTGACCAGTAAACGGATCAAAATTAGCACCATCTTTATACTTAGGATTACTTCCTTCACCCATTGGAATAATACTAAGTTTAGAATTTCTTGCGTACTCAGTATATAGAATTTGATTCATTGTCTTATAATACAACGGACCATACATTTGTGTTTTTTCTGATGCTTGTTGAGCAGCATATTTAAACATTAAGCCATGAATGATTATAGTATCAGGTATGGGTCTGGAATCAGTTTGATGAGTATAGTATTCTATTTCATAAGCATCTGAGAAGTAAGGATGTACTCTGATGTCATCTATAATTTCATTAGCAAACTCTATAAACATTAACATAACATTGCCATCAACAGATTCAGGATTAAACTCCCCATATCTTCTTAATGCTGACATAGATAACTTTTGTAATGGAGAATATACATCCCTTATATGAGGGTTAGAATTAGATATATGATTCTTATTTAAGTGTAAGTCACCATCAGTCGTTAGGTGTTTATTGACAGGTACTTCTTGTGATCTAGGTAAACCACTTTTAGTATTATTTATATTAGATGTATAAGTATTACCCTTATTATCTGTATAGGAATTAGCCATTTAGTTTAACTACTCCTCCATACTTTACTCTATCTAGTCTCTCAAATCTTTCGATATACTTCTTAGGAACTTCAAACATAATATTGTCTGAGCTTTGATATCTAAGTCCTCTTATAATTTCATCAGGGTGTTCAGTTCCAATTCTTATATCAAATAATTTTTCTGATGGCTCGGTTGTTACATACATAACACAAGTTTCAGGAGTTGGACCTTTAATTTCTTCGAAACCTTTTAAATCTGCTTTAACTTTTGTTTTAGCGAGACTAGCTTTTGTAGTAGCCATCCCTGTAGTTGGTGTAGACATATAATCTCCTTAATTAAAAAACTCAGAGGGATGTACCCTCTGAGTTACATTTAAGAGATAAGACTGTAACAGTCGTCCTATTAAGCTAGGCTGTTCCAGTTTTTGATTACTGTGTGTACTTTGTCTTGCATTAACTCAAGACCACATTCAGTTAAGTACTCATGCTTACTAGCATCCTTATCATTAGTCTGTCTGTTTTGTAACAGAGTAGTATCCCTTCCGTCCAGGTAACGATATTTTAGGTAAGGGAAATCAATGATTACCATATCATTCGCCATACCAGGGATTTGTCTAAATTGAGGATGTACATGTACCAATAGATCACCAGCATACGTAGAGTATTTAGTGAAATTGATTCCATAAGTTCCACTTACAACAGTTGGTTGCCATCTAGCTTTACCAATTTGTTGTAATAAGTTAGCACAAGTAGTTCCACAGAATGCAATCTTTTGTTTGCTTCCAAATGCAAATACAGTGTCTGATAATAAAGTATCAAAACCTGTTTCACTTAGAACACTTGCAGATGAGTTGCCTGCCTGATCTAACACGTTAGTTAGTTCATTCATTAAGCCACCTGTGTATCTTCTAGGTTGAGCAGTTGATCCACTTTCTTCTACCTTCTTACCAAAGAACATAGCTCTTTCGATATCGGACATGTGCATCTTAAGTGCTTTAGTCATGTACTCATCTTCAGCATCGCCAGTTCTTCTGTAAGTAGCTTTCAAAGTGTTTGATACTTCAAACGCAGTTCTAAAGATTTGAGCGTAGTTAAATGCTACAGTCGGGTCAAAAGAAATTGCGTCTGGTGCAGTGTCACCCTCTGATGCAGAGTATCCAGCAATAAATAATTCTGAATCATCTGCAATAGTTAGTGATCCACCACCAATCTGTCTTGCAACAGTTATTCTGTGGTTTGTCGTATCACCAGCAGCGGTAGCTCTCATTACCTCACCAGTTGCTGAGTTAACAACAATTGATCCTGCAACAACAAAAGGTACACCAGCATCACTGGCATCTAATTGTATTGTAGTCGCTGATGCATTTAAAGCACCATTTACTTTTAATTTTCGATCAGGTAATTCGTCACGAAAGTTATTGTATTTAGGGTCATCAGTAGACTGAGAAGATCCCATAGAAAGCAATGCGTTAAGCGGTGCAGTTCCATTAGGCTCTAATAGTGTGTAGAGTTCCCTATAGTTTGTAGGTCTGAAATCCGAAGCGAATTGTCCAGTCCCACGTAAGCCGTTTACTCCAGCCATAGTAACCTCCTTTAAGGTTTAAATGTTTAACGTGTAAATATAAAACTAGCCAATCGCATACATCGTTAGCTAAAAAAAATTTGCGGTATGAAAAGGTAGTGAGGCGTAAGCGTCTTCTTTTTATTACGGCAACCCTATGATAACAGATATTTTATTTAGTTGTCTACCACTTTACTTTATTTGCCCAATAAGCAGCAGACATTTTTCCTTTACTAATATTCTTAGCATGTCTAGCTTTGAATGATCTAGCTCTTGCAGTATTAGTTTTGTCTCCTGTTTTACCTTGCTGACCAAACCTAATAGTTTTAGTTTCATCACCTACTTTAGCCACAACTACGTGTGACTTAGTAGGGTGATGTGGTGTTCTTTTAGGCTTATTATATCCAGATACTTTTGCACTTTTAAGCTTAGTATCTTTATGAGGATTACCAGCCATTATTTCTTTTTCTTTGGAAAGCCAGCTTTCATATTAGCATAAGCTTCTTTTGTTACTGTTGAATTTTTTTTACTTCTGCTTGTTCCAGCTTTTTTTCTTTTGTTCATGTTATGATACAAACCTTTTTTAGCCATTAGAATATCCAGTTCCAAATAATTAAAACTGCTATAACTGCCAGTACTGAAACTCCAATCTTCCCTTGTTTGGTAAGACTATTCCACATTGATTTAATTTTTTCCATATTATCTCCTATGTATTAACATTATTATTATTGACGCAATTTAACATTATAGCAACATTCCTGTCTTCCA